TCAATCATTGAGTCGCTTATCTTGGCTATGTTGTAATATTGTATCATAATCTTCCGTTATATTGGTGTACTTTTTCTTCAAACCAACTATTGAACTCATCAAGTTTTTTTCTTGGGTCATGCTCCCTACTTCTCGCTTTCGCTTTTTTGGAAGCTGCCTCGTAATTTTTTTGCTCATCCAACTTTGAAATTGCCTCAACCCATTCATAAGCATCGTTTCTATTCTTTACATAAATCCCTGCCTTGCCACAATTCTCCTTTAACCCCTCTGCCTCTGAACATATCACCGGGATGCCACTACACATAGCCTCCGTTGCTGTTCTTCCCCAACTCTCATAATGTGATGGCATTAGCAAAACCCTCGTTTGCTTATACACATCTCTTATCTCAACCGTATTGTTAATATAAGTCAAATTTGGCAGTTCTTGAGTGATTTGTGGGTCATATGAACCAATAACGCCCAAAAATTGCTTATGTGGCATCAACTTAGCAATCTCAATAAATACTTTAGCACCCTTATTCTCATTTACATTGATTAAAGTAATATATGGGTTCTTTATAGTATCCATCTGAACATCATAGTATTTATAATCAACTGGAGGAGTCAATACAAAATCCGGATGGTCATACTTTAAGTAATCCTTTGCCCATTGAGAGTTGTAAATAATATGTTGCCTCTTTAAAGCATTCTCAATCTCTGGATAGTTGTATGTATTGTGAATTAAATGGAATACTGGCTTTCTAAACATACTACCAAGATTTATACTCAAATGAGTAAAATCAAGATGAGTTATAACTGCCTCTGACCAATAAAATAAATTTTGAATTACTTGAGGGTCAGGGGGGAATACATCTATACCATCAAAAACATAGTTCTTTGTTATCTTGTAATGATTGGCTTGATGCAATAATACTTTTATGCTATGTCCTCTTGACTGTAAGTCTTTCAATAAATGATGCAACATCCACTCTGCACCACAATTGTGCTGAGGAGGATATAAGTGTACAGATGCGAGTATTTTCATATCTTGAATGTTATGTCTGACTCTCCAATATGTGTTTTATATTTCTTATATCTAAATTTCATATAGTCATAGAATATGGCACTTAGATAATGCTTTTCAAATTTAATTTCTTTAACACCATATTTCTCCAAGTCTATGCTGCCAACTATTCTTTCGTCATAGCCTTCGCAATCAACTTGAATGTAGTCAACACTATCCCATCCATACTTATCCATTAAGTCATCAAATGTAATAGACCTAACACGATGCTTAGTAACGTGTATAGGACTCACATCTTTCATAAAAACATTTAATGGCTTACCATCTTCAATCACACAAGAACACCCATCAATGTAATCATCATAATAACAAAGATCCGCAGGATGAACATAAGCCATCTCCACGCTCTCTCTTTTATTCGATATGGCACTACACTCGTAATAAATCTCTCCTTTCAAATCATTTGTATTCGTTGTTAACGACATGAAATGATATGGGATAGGCTCTACAAATATTACTCTAATGCCATCAAGTACTCTCAACTTGTTATAGATGTCATCATGCTTAATGCCATCCATAGCACCGATAATAACAAACGTTTTATATTCCATAAAGTTAGGGGAGGTGTTACCCTCCCCCTATTTGGTTTAGATGTTGCCGTAGATAGCAGCAGTAGGCTGATATTGCAGCAGAGCGGTACGAGCCTCACACCTGAAAGTAACAAGGTTCTGTTGGAAATCAGTACCATTGTAAGGTGTAGAAGAAACGTTGATTCCGGACTGTTGTGCAATTGCATACTTAGACAAGTCAAGGATATACATCTTTCCGGCAGTTACCTGAGAGTGAGGAACAACAGGAACACCTGCAATCCTTACAATACCGTTAGCGTCAATGCTAACACCACCTGGAACAGAGTAATCAGAACCCTTAGTCTTCATCAGAGATGCCCAACCTGCGTGGGTAATCAGAGAGATACCTGCGGTCCAATTGAGAGATTGCAACTGAGCAACATAGTCAATGAACTTCTCAGCCGTGTTAGCACCGGAAGAAACACCTGCGGTTGCAGAAGCAGCAATGGCGTTGAGAATCTCAACGTTCTCTCTTTGTTGGAAATCTTCAATCAAAGACTGCTGAAGATATGACTGCAAGAAGAAAAGGTCATCAAGCATCTGACGAGATACCTTAACCCATCCTGCGAGGTAAGTCAGAGGATTGTTAATCATCTCCAAATCATAGTCAAGTTGAGCCTTATCGGTTGCCTCAGTTGACTGACGACCAAATGAACCTTCACCGACTGGTGTCTTAGCACGAGGGAAGGTTACGGAACCACTTTGAACTGGTACTACATTGATGAGTGAACGCAGGTGAGGATTCACAAACGACCTCATAAATGAGTTGTCAAGATAGCTAATGTAAGCAGATCCGGTGAGGTTGTTAGCAAGGGTCATTGTACCAACTGCCTTCAACTCAATGTGATGGCTGAAATCACGACCACCTTGTCTTCCTGCCTCTTTAACAATCAACTCGTGATTCTGAGCAATAGCATCAGCAATGCCGGACTTAATCTCAGTAATCATAGCACCATAAGTGCTTGTTACTTTCTCTTCGTTCTTAGCTGAAATCTTACCGAATGCGGCCTTCATTTTACCGAACTCATCCATAGCCTCACCAAGAGTCTTATTGCTCTTTTCGATTGACTCGTTAAGTTCGTTTACTTTGCTTTCGAATTGCTTTGCAGCCTTTTCGTTCTCTGCTGCGAGAGCAGCTTTCTGCTCGTTCATTTTATGTTCCAGAGCAGATTGGAACTCTTTCAAATTTTCCATTTTGTTGATTTAAAAATTGTTGAGAATAGATATTAAACTCTTCTCAAGCATTTCGTCAACCTTTGGCTGCTCCGGTTCTTTAACAGATACCTTTGTGCTACTTAGCTCCTCTACTGCTTGTGCTAATTGTCTAACTTTGATTAAACACAAATCGATTGTGTGGTCACTTGCATCGGTATTGCGTATAAACTTTTCAAATTTACGAATTTCTTCTTTCAAATCATCAATATCCCTCTCTCCCTTAAATCCAAGCAAAGGAGTGTTCTCATTAGCGCCCCATGCCGTCAATGATGAACCCTCGAATAACTTTACATCTTTAATCTCATTACCACGCTCACTCTTTTGCTCATTAAGGATATTAAAACCAATTGAATGCTCAGTTATAACACCTGCCTCTGCAAGTTTAATAAAGTCCAACCCATAAGTTGTATCTACAAGCTTTGACTCATAATACAAACCAAAATCATCTTCCTTCAAAAGCGTAATTCTTCCAAGAGGAAGATTTGGATTGTGATTCTGCAAATGCTTGATTCTCTCCTTTCCATTCGGTCCCCAATCAGCGATAGACCTTTTGAATGCCCCTGGCATCATTATGTCACCATCACTATCTAAGTTACCAAAAGATGAAAAGTACCCACTAACAACTAAACTCTTTCTATCTACATCTTTAACATCCAGTCTTGAGGCTTTATATCTATATAACATTTTTATAGTTTTATCGTTTTTGAATAATATTATTATTGTTATCTCTTCTTGGAATAAAAGCAACTGTACACCTACAATTAATGGTAAATCCGATTGGCGTTTTAGGGTCTCCAGGCATATCAGCAAGTATTACTCTTCCAAGTCTATCTCTACTCGTAAATGGTTCGTTTAATGGTTTCACTTGACCATCCATATCCCAATGGTCAAAAATGTCTCTTGGTACTCGTCTCGTTCTACTATCTCGTCTCGCTATCCAAACTTTGTCCACTTCAAATGTGTGCTTAGTTGATGCCAAATATAATCCATAATTACTTGCCCTCATCACTTCTGTCCTCGCAATCATCGCACCTCTTCTCTTTAACTTCTCTAATTCTTTATCGTTCAAAATCTCTTCGGCAATTTGGTATCTATCTTTCCCTTCTCCAACCAATATCATTAATAACTTTGATATTCTTTTTTTAGTTGTATTCGTTATTAATGACGCAATCCAAAATCCATAATTCAAAAAAAAGTCAAGCATCTCTTCAAGAAAAGAACTATTAAGACCATAAGGGTCTCCTGCCTTCTTCGCCATCTCTCTCGTTGCTCTATAAGATGCATTCCCGAATATCGCCCCACACTCTCTATATAAGTCTTTTAATATTTTTAATATCTCCTCATTCCATAAGTACGTTGAAAGCTTGTTATTTGCACCCTCGACGCCATACGTCAATAAATCCTTCACAAACCTCCTAATCTCCTCATCAAGCGCATCATACACCAACCTCTCATACTTTATGTCCAACGACCTACGAAGGCGTTCCACTCGCATCCAATAGTCGTTGCGCAGCATCACGCTCATCCTCAAGTCTCTTTTTATAGGACTGCCTTGCCTCATTCCTCATCATTTGCTCCGTTCGACACGTCCTCTCCGTTGGGATTTTCGGAAATCTCGTCATCACTATCTCCCATATCTCTTGGTCCGTTGTCGTTGCCGTTATCATTTTGTACATTTAAATCCATTCCTGCAAACTGAATAGGTATTAACCCTTGGTTCAAATAACTTGTCTCCCAAGGACCGCCCTTCTCATCATAATTCATTGCAACCCTCTTCTCATCCATTGTCAACCAATTTGCATCACGAAGAGAACGAACCATACGCTCCATATCTTGTTGCATCTCTGGGAGAGCAGTTATATCAAAATCAATAAACAAATCCTCTCCATACCTTGGCAACAACCAATGGTTCAACTCATCCCTCAAATTTGCACACATTGGAACGATGGTGTTGGTCACCAAATCCCTCATCGCATTCTGATAGTTATTGTAAGATGACGTATCTGTATCAAAAATCACCGCAGGTAATCCAAACACCCTACACCATTGTTGCAAACTCACCTGCATTGCCTTTATTAATTCCATGTCAACACTTGACAACCCAAAGTTCATGTACTCCCAAGGTGTTTGTAGGACCGCAACACGACCTTTATTGTCAGTACCATTAATCCTTGAGTTAACGGTGTCTTGTATGTCAAACGCTTGGTTCGTTGAGACCTGGGTGAATATACCACCTTGTAACACCTTTGGTACAATTGCGCCTTTTGCGCCACCATTAGCGGCCATTGTAGCACTTGCATCATAAGCGTTGTTGCTCATGCGCAAAGTCTTATACGCAGCCATTACCGGGCTTACACCACGCATATGGTCTCTCGTAGTCTCATTGAAATCAGGATTCCATCCCTTCCACATCAAAACATTCTCCTTCGGCAAATCCTTACCATTCTTTACCGCTAACCTATAACCAAGAACACCATACAAATCATTTGGATCAGCATAAATCTGTAGGAACTGCGTTGGAAGAACATTCAACTCCGCAAACCTACCACCCATGCCACCATCATTACCATAAATATTGCCCTCACCACTCAAGAACCTATACCCAAATAAGTTCTCCAAAAAAGCATCCTGCGCCTGATACTGGTTAGGTCTATCAAGCAACTTAGCAAGTGGCGTATCCATTACAATGTTCTCACGATAGGCATTCTTCCTTAACATCATTGCCTTATCGTAATTATTAATACCACCTCTTAAATTCGTCAATTTCTTATACTCATATAAACTCTTCTTCGCCTTGTCATCACCCTCCAACCTATAAACATACCAAGGAATGCTACTCGCCTTCCTCGCCAAGAACTGAACAATAGCAAATACATCCGCATTCCCTAAATACCCATCATTAACATAATCTATGCTACTCTTGGATTGTAGCGTACCACCATTTATGCGCCTTAAAAGTGTATCTGTATCTACGTTAGGATTCAAAGCCTTCTGCCTACCCCCTAACAAAAAATCGAATAATCCCATTTTTTTTTAAATTGCTCCCCACGTTATCGAAGGGATGGTTAATTTACTAAACACCGCATACCTCAACGCATCACAAGCATGGTCATTGAACTTTGTAGGCTCATCTAACTTCATCCCATTCCTATCAGTCTTCCAACGATAAGACCTTAGTTCCTTTAACAAATTTATGGAATCTTGATGAATCACTAACGGATTACCTTTTATTGTCCTAATACCCTCCGTAACATCCTTATTTGCACCCTTCGCATTAAACCCTCTCCTAATCAACTCTTCAATAGTCTTAGGCTCTGCTGCATCACAAAAGAACTCATCACTACCGCCCAATCCCATCTCAACTAATTTGTCAACCAGGTCGTTCGTAGTAAGCCTCGTCTCATATAAAATTTCTTTAGCATAAATGACTCCATCATAAAAAATAACTTTAACAACAGCACTTGGGTTATTAAAGCCAAAATCTATTCCATAAACAACCTCACCATTAGTTGGCATCTCCTCTGTTGTCTTGAAATGAGTATAAATCAAATCTTGATTCAAACCCCTTTCCCCTAAACCATAAATCTGCCAAAAATTAGGATCAGCCTCCCTTAACCTCTCCAACTCACTAACCAACTCTTTTGGAAGGAAAGGGTTATCCCTAAATGTAGTAATATAGAAGTCTGCATCATCCCTTGGAATAACATGGTCGTAGATATATGAACTAATATCCGATGGATTGTAGTCTATCACGGTCTTACCCTCGGTCCTCATAATTAACTGCATCCACACCTCATAACTCAACTCATTAGCCTCGTTACAAAACAAATAATCCCTCCTCCTACCCCTTATCTTTTGTGGTTGGTCGGCAGATACAAACTCTATCACATTCCCATTCAAAGAATATATTTGGTCGGTCTTATTGTGGTTGTCCTCACTATAAATGTTCATCTTAGTGAGTATGTCTATAAAATCCCTTAATACAGTACCCTTTATGGAGGGTAGTGATTGCCTAACTATCGTCAATGTCTTATCTCTCTCTTGTAGCAACCTAACTATAAACCAAATAAGTATATTATACGTTTTACCTGACCTACTACCCCCCTGCATAACTGTTATCCTCTTATCACTCTCTTGTAGTAAATCAAAGACTTT